CAGGAGCGCGAGGCGTGCGCTAAGGTGTGTGACTCGCGTTTCATTGGAGATCACAACCGCGAAGATATGGAGGCGCGTAGGTGCGCCGCAGCAATCAGAGCGAGGGGGAACCCATGAGCATCGTCACCCACGTCGCGGTGTTCTTCGCCGTGAATCCCGAAGAAGAACTGACAACCCACGACGTCGGCATCAAGTGGGGCGTGAAGCCCAACAACGTGGGCGCATCCCTGCGCTATGCCGAGCAAGCAGGATGGGTCACCCGCACCAAGCGCGCCGACCCGACCACGCGGACCAAGTATCGGTGGGTCTACACCGCTGGCCCGCTGCTGCGTCAGATCACTTCTGCCGTTTGTCCCACAGCGACCAGCCCAGACCAGCCGCTGCCGACGCCCCGCCAATGACGGCATCCATCGTGCCGCCGTCCACGCCGTACTTCACGGCAAAGCCGCCAGCAAGAGCGGTGAGGATGTGGCGCACCAGCGCTTGGATGATCGTAGCGTTCATATCAAGTCTCCATCAAGTCAGCGATGCGGCGAGCCCAGCCGCGTGAGAAGGCAGGCCAGTTGGCCAAGTTGGTCATGAAGCGCAGCCTCTGCGCCAGCATCCGCAATCGTAGCGCGTTCATGTCCTGCGCATACGCCGCGGCCAACGTCTTGGGGCCGATCAGCCCGTCAGCGTCCACGCCCAGCGCGCGCTGCAGCCAGCGGGTGGCCTGCGCCGGGCCTGAGTTCACCGCGGCGTCGAACGTGGCGTACCGGATGCCTGGCGGCAGGTCGTTGCCGCGGATGGGTTTCCAGTACCGCTCAAGGTAGACGCGCTTGGCCAGATCCAGCGGCAACTCGCGCATGTCGCCCTTGTAGCCCACCTCGCGGGCCACCGCCTCGGTCACCCCGAAGCGGGTCCTGCCCCCGGGGTCTGCCGGGTGGTCGCTGAAGTCACCCTCATGCCCCAGCAGTAGCGCGAACGCAGTGTCGAAGTTCATTTGGTAGGCCAGTGGGTAGTGAGCCACGACACCAAGGCGCCGGCCATCGACGCGATGGTCATGCCCATCCAGAAGCCACCCTTGCCCTTGTTGGCCAAGGCCAGCAACTCCTTGATGTCACTCTGCATCGCTGCCACTTGGTCTTCCAGTGTCTTGACCTGGCCTATCAGCAGACCGAATTTCACGGGGTCGATGTCGCTCATGGTGCTAAGGCGTTTTGGTTTTGGGACTCGGGGGCGAGGGCGTTGACCGAACCGATCATCGCACCTCGCGTAAGCGTTTCGCGTGCTGCTGCGCCTGTGGCTGCGCCGGCCTGCCGCTTGGCTTGCAAGTCAAGCGCCTGCTTGACAGCCTTGGCAGCTAACCCGGGGTCGGTCATTTCGCGCGCGATTTCCATGGCCAGTTTATCGTCAAGCCTGAGCATAAGCCGCTTGGCTACGCTGTTGAACACTGTCAGAGGCACGCTCAAAAACGCAGGCAAAGGCAGGCCCAACTCGCGGCCAGTTTCCGTGCCAATCTGCTTGATGTCGATCCCCGCATCGGACCCGGCTTTGACCAGTCGGTCATATTCGCCACGGCGGATCAGGTCTTGCTGCACTGCGTTGACGTGCGACAGTTCTTGCGGAGACAACCCCTTTGTCAGCATCTGCAGCCGGCGTTCAACCGCGTCAGCCGTAGCGCCAGGCGGCAGCGGGGGCGACAGCTTGACGTTGGTCTGCTTGGCCAGTTCGTTGATCTTGTCCAACCGCGCCGCGTTCTGCCCCACCACTTTGATGCGCTGCAGCACGTTCATGCCGGCGTCGTCCAGCACCTTGATGGGGGCGGCGTACTTCTGCAAGAACGCCGCGTGTGTCTCGGGCGTGGGTACTTTGACCTCGCGCATGTACAGATCTTCGATGCCCGCCCGCGCCGTCTGCATCGCCTTCGGGTCATCGCCGAACAACGTGACGAAGTTGCGCGCCTCACTGACACCACGCGGCTGGAAGTATTTGGTGATGACGTCTTCGGGCTTGATCTTCGGCTCGTTCAGCGCCGTGGCGCGGAACATCTGATCGTTGACGCCGGTTTTGAACCGAGGGACGTACTTAGTACGGTACAGGTTGAGCGCGTCGTCGTACGCGGTCTTTGCCGTGGCGGACAGCGTGGTGGACGACTCGACCGCATCGTCGATGGCCTTGTGGATTTTGTCGAGGCTGCGCAAACGCATCCCGGCGCCGGGGTCCATTGAAGTGCGCCCGGCAGCAATGTCCACATTGACCGCTTTGCGGATGTCGTCCAACTGCTGCAGCGTGACCTCGGGCGCGGGCACAGCAGGCGCTGCCTGCTTGATCTTGCCGCTGACAACGCCTGCGCCCAGCGGCTTTGCTGGCGGCGCCTTGGGTTGCAGCGACAACAGCTTGCGCACCGTTTCTGGCGCGGTGCTGGGGTCAAAGTCCGATAGCTTGCGGCCAAGAATCGACTCGGCTTCGCCGATGACTTTGCTCATGTCAATCTTGGCGTCGCCGGCTTCCTTGAACGCTGCGGCGTACGCGGGCTCAATGACGCCCTTCTTCATCGCTTCGCGCTTGGCTTCTGCGCCGGCCACTAGCGCAGCGCCCGCGTCTTCTGGACGCAAAGGCGCAAGCGCGGAGTTCATCTTGGACTGCACTTTGGCCGCAGCGGCGTCGAACTTGGCCTGCGCACGGCCCTGCTGCGCGGCCTGCGCGGCAGCAGTCTGGGCTTCTGCGCCGGCAAACTCCGACACCATCGACGGCACTTTCTGCGCCTTGGCTTGCAAGAGAGAGAAGCGCGCGCTGCCTGCCGGCGCGGCCACCTCGCCGGCCCCCGGCGCTGCGCCAGGCACAGCAGCGCGCTGCCCGCGCAGCAAGTCCAGAATGTCTTGCCCTTTGCCTTCCAACGCCTTGAGGTAAGTGTCCGATTTGAGGTTGACGACTTTGCTGGCGTACTCTCCTGCCTTCTGCAATGTCGGCGCGATGACGCCGCGCCCGCCCGCCTCCATCGCGCCGCCGACCAGTACGTCTCCCGCGCCGCGGGTCAGCGCTTCTTTTGCGCTGGTGGGGGCCTTCTGATAGCCAAGCGCCTGCTCGGCAATGTCAAGCCCACCCTTGGCCAAGCCGTAACCCAACCCGGCGCCGCCGACGATGCCTGCGGGGCCGAGCGGCGTGCCCAGCACTGCACCGCCAGCACTGCCAAGTGCCTCGACGGTGGGGCGAACCATCTGGATGGCGCGCCGCCCCATCGGCACTTCGCTGGGTTGCGCAGGCGGCGCAACCATGCCCGGCGCAGCGCCGGGGATCTGGCCTGCGGGCGTGGGGGGTGCGGCTGCAGCCCGCAACCGTCGAATTTCGTCAGCGAACACTTTCGCGTCTGCAGCATTACCGGCTGCGTCAGCTTTGATTAGCGCGGCGCTGAGTTGCTCAATGGTCGCCATGATTACTTGTACTTGTTGAGCAGAGCGTCGATGTTAGGCGATGCGGGTGCAGACGCCGCGCCGCCACCCTGCTTGTACTCATACGTCATATCGTATGCTTCTTTGATGGTCTGTTGCGATGCGCGGATCTGGTTGATGGCGTCCGAAATGGCTTTGCGGACGCTGGCAGCATCCTGCCGCCTGTCAAGCGCAGCGAACGCCTGCCGCAACTGCGCGCCTTCTTGGTTCGACACGTTGCCCAGCGCGCCGCCAGTGGGGGATGCCTGTCGCATGTTCTGCAACTCTTGAAAGCCACCCCGCGCGGAGATCTTGTCGAACAACGCCTCGGCCTCGCGGCCTGCTGAAGTGATGCCCGGCAACCGACCAGCAGCGATACCCGTGATGCTGCTCAACCCCGGATGCTTGGCCAACGTCTCCAAGTCTTTGATGAGCGTGTTGGACGTCGTTTCAAACGTCTTGACCGCTGACGTGGCCTGCGGAAACTTGGCCTCGCGCGACTGGCGCTCTTTCGGCGTCAGGCTTTCCGTGAACTGCGGCGGGGTCATGCCGACCGCTTGATCACGCGGCACATACTTCACTTGGCCAGTGGCCGGGTCAACCACAGGAATCGGCGCTGGCGGCTCTTTGGGCTCGCGCGGCGGCGGCGGCGGGCGGCTGGCCAGTGCGATGCGCGTCTTTTGCGCTTCTTCTTCCGGCGTCAGCAGTTGCGATGCGCGCGGCGTAAGTTCCTTCGGCAGCGTACTCACCAGCGCCTTACCCTGCTCACGAATGCGGGGGTCAGGGCTGAGGATCATCTGCTGCGCCATCTCGCGGGTAATGCCGGCAGGCGCGGCGGCAGCGGGCGGCGCAGCCAGCGCGTTGGTGGGTGCAGCAGGCGCAGCGGCGCCGGGCAGGCCAAGACGATTGGCTTCTGCCGTGTAGGATTCCTTTTCCTCCAACGCTTGGACCGTCCTGGTCATCATTTGAATGGCGTTGGGGTCGCGGGACTTGATTGCAAACACTAGGCCCTGACGCGCCGTAGCCATATTGAGCGGCGTGTTGTTCTGCGCAAACAGCGCGCTGACTTTCCCCAAGTACTCATCGGCCTCGGCCTGCCTTAGGGCAGCAGCGCGGCGTGCTCTCGCCTGCTCCTCGCGGTCAGCGGCCATCGCTTGACGTTCGCCACGCTGCGCGAGCATGTTCTCGCGCTGCATCGCCATCTGTTCGACCTGCGCCTGACGCAGCATGTTGCGCTCGGCGTCGGCTTGGGCCGTCTGCAGCCCTTCCATGTACCGCGCCCCGATGCTCGGGGTCTGCGCAAGGATTCCAAAATTGACGGCCATGTCTACTCCTTAACCACCGCCACCAGGCATCAGATACGTCGGTTGCGGCCCGTACATCCTAGCGTACAAACTGGCGATGTCGCCCGCGCTGCGCTGATACGCGCTGCCGCTGGCCAACAGCGCGTTAGCCGCGGTGTTGCCTTGGTTCATCATCAGGTTGCCAATGTTGGACGCCGTGCCGGTCAGCAGGTTGCCAGCCGACGTGCCGTAGTTCTGCCCGGCTGCGGTCAACTGCTGTGCAGTCGTGCCGCCGACGCCAGCCAGCCCAGCCAGCCGGTTGTACTCCTCGCTCTCGCGGGCGCGCAACGCGTTGTACTCAGTCAGCCCGCGGTTGAAGGCGTTGCCGTATTCCTGCGACGCCGCTTCTTGGCCGTAACGAGTCAGCGCCTTGCCCGTGCCGCCACTGAGCAGACCGCCGCGAGCCGCTGCGCTGCGCTCCAGCGCCTTCAGGCCCTCGCTCAAACGGAACCCGTAGCCGGGATCAGTCGTCAACTGGTCAGGCCGGAACTGGAACGCCGGGGGCATCGCGTTGGTGCGGCCTTGCATCAGCGCCAGCGCGTTGGTGCCTGCGTCATAGAACGGTTTTTGCCGCGCGACCGCCTCGTCGTACATGCGCTGCTGCAGCGCCAACGCTTCTTTTGCCGACTCGCGCTGCAATTCAGCCGCGCGGGTGGCCGCAGCACCAGAGGCTTCTGCTGCGTTCTCAGCCGCATTGGCAGACATGACACCGCCAATTATCGACGATGCCGCAGGGATGATGAAACTGAAAGGGTCCACAGCAGTTGCTCCTCGTGCAGCCGCGCTGGCCGCTGCAGATGTGGCGGCGGTAGCACCGGGCGCGCCGATGCCGGGTGCAGCATTGGCCGCAGCCGCAGCCGCCTCGGGGGCCGCGCCAGCCGCAATCGCCGTGTCGTACGCGGTGGTCTGCGCGCCGCTCATTCCAAAATCAGCAGCCGACATGCCCGCAAAGCCAGCAGACGGCGTGATGCCCGACGCGGCGGCAGCAGCGTTGTACCCGTAGCCTGGCGTGCCAATGGCAGCTTCCAGCGCAGCGGGCGTCAGTTGCGCGGTTGCCGGGGCGGCCAAGGTGTTGACTGCCGGGGCGGCCAAGGTGTTGACTGCGGCAGGCGCGGCGGCAGCAGCAGGCAGCGCGGCGTTGTAAGCCGCAGTCGTCCCAAATTCAGGAATTAGCCCTGCGGCGATATCAGCAGCGGCTACGTCTGCTGCTGTTGCACTAGCAGCCCCAGCACCAGCCCCGGCGCCGCCGCCGCCCGCCAACGCAGGCGCTAAATAGTTGGCGCCAAGATAAAGAGCAACCATCGGCGCAAGTTTTTCAAAAACTGAACCGGAACCCCTTATTTGCTCACCTTGCAGCGAACCGTCTGGTGTCAATAGCCCAAACGTTACTTTTCTTTTATTTATTTGATCTGCTTGAGCCGCAAGATCATAGCCTGCTGCCTGCGTTTTTTTAATAAACCCCGTGAACTCCGGCGCAATAACACTATCTGTCCCACCTTCTGCTTCCGGGTTTGAACTTGGTACTGCATTGTAAAACGGGCCGGTATACCCCAAAGCCTTTGCGTAAGGTATCCAGTTGCTGGGCTCGCTCAAAAAACCATATTCATATGCAGGCCCCGTTTTATACCAGCCAGAATCTTGGTCCCAAACGTCCTGAACTTGTGGTCCTATATCTGCCGCCGTAAGGTATTTTTTAGCCATTACCTCAGCCCCCAACCGTAAACTGTGTGCGTCCGCATGTTCGTATCACTGCGTCAAATCGTAGAAGGTCAAAGATTGCCCTGCCTCACCTCACCCAATGCGCCAGTTGGTGCCGTCGCTGTACACGGGAACGCCGTTTGCCCCGCCAGCAGCCACAATCGACGCGAACGTCGTGGCGTTAGCGTCCGTCACAAAGGCCCGTGCCCCAGCACCAGCAGTGGCCGCAGTGGGCAGTGTAGCCACCGTCAGCGTGCCGTGGTTGAAATACTTGACGCTGAACGTGAGCGTCAAGCCTGGCACGCGAAACGACGTGACGCTGCTGTTGCCGATGGTGACTTCGTTGCTGACCGTGGCCGATGACGCGTCAGCGTCGAACCCGATCACCGTGTTGTTCGCGCCGGTCGTAATGCTGTTGCCGGCTTGGTAGCCCACAGCCGTGTTGTTGCCACCAGTGGCCAGCAGCAGCGCGTCGCTGCCCAGCGCGGCGTTGTTGTTGCCGGTGGTCACCGCGTTCAACGCCCGGTAGCCGATGCCGGCGTTGTAGTTCGCCGTTGTAGCCGCCGACAGCGCATCGTAGCCAACGGCCACGTTGTAATCCCCGCTGGTGTTAGCGTCCAGCGCCTGCGAACCGACAGCGACGTTTTGAAAGCCGTCCGTGTTTGACGTCAGGGCGTTGTACCCGACAGCGACGTTGTTCGACCCGGTGGTGTTGCTGTCCAGCGCCGTGTCGCCCACAGCGATGTTGGTGGCCACGCTGCTAGCACCCAAGCCGACCGCGACGCCGACATCAACCGCAAGTTGATACGACGCAAAGATGTTGTCGTCCGTCTTGATGGTGACGCCGAGCGCCGTCTCCAACACGAACTTGTATGACGATCCTTCCGTCAGCCAAATCTGCGCGGGTGTACGGCCTGCGCTGTCCAGCACGATGGGGTTGGCGTTGGCTGTGCCGCCAGTGTTGCTGGTGTATGTGGCAACAGGCGTCGTCGTGCCAGCAGCGTATGTGTAGATCAGCCCACCGTTGAGCGGCACGCCGTTGTTGTCGAAGAACTGAGCGCCTGCGCCGGCGTATTGGGAAAGGCTAACCGCCATAGTGCCCTCTTACTGTTGAATCTGGCTCACCGCCAGCACAATTGCGGGCGCTGCCGGGGCAAACGCCGTCGCAGCGACATTATCCACAAGGATGGCCGTATCGTCCGCAGCGAACATGATCTCAATGTAGTCGTTTGCCGCCAACGAGAAAAACTCGGCCATGGCCACGGCGGTGTACCCGTTGTTGATGTTGATCGTCACCAATCGAGCCGTGTTGGCGATGTTCGTGCCGTTCTTGCGGAACCACAGCCAAACCGTTTTGGCGCTGCTGCTGGTGCTGCCGATCTGGACGGTGGCGTTGAACTGGTACAAGCCTGACTGCGACAGTACGATGCGCGAGGCCGGCGAGCCAATGCTGATGCCCTCGGAAATGTCGGCGTTGTCGAACGTCAGCGCGTAGGCCGTGTTGATGAGCGCGGGCGATTGGTCGCTGGTTTTGCTGAACTCGCCGTAGTACTTCTGCTGCTCAATCGTTGGCCGCACAAAGATGACGCCTGCCGTGGCGCTCTTGATCAACACCGCGGCCAACGGAATCACGTTGTTCGGCGCGGTAGGCTTGACGTTGGTGAACGCCCCCGCCACTGTTGGGCTGGCGTACAGAATGTCGCCGACGTTGAACGCGCTGGTGTCGATGCCGCTGACCTCGCCCCACACGCAACACAGCCCCGTCGATCCGCTGTCAGGTATCTGTTCGGCCAACACGCCAAGAATGAACAGTGTGGGCGTGCTGCCGTCAGCCAAGTACGGCGCGACCGACAGCACGTTGTTGGACCCTACACCCGCAAACCCCACCACCGTGCCCTTGGGCATCGTTGTCCCAGTAGAGTTCTGCACAACGGTGTACTGCTGCAACGCAGCATCCTCGATGGACGACTGCAGCAGTTGGAAGAAGCGGAACCAGGCGCGGGTTGTCAGCGCCCCAGCGTCTACCAGCGGGTCACGCGAAGCCGGCACGCGGGGGGCCAGTTGCATATCAGGCGCGGGTTGGGCTCATGAGCACTTCAGCACCCATGATGGCGATCTTCGCCGGGTCTGTGCCGCTAATCTCGTACACGCGGTCGCGCAGCTTGAGCGTCATGCCCAGCCGGCGCCAGAACACGCGCTTGCCGTACTCGCCGATCTTGCCCATGCTGGCCCAATGCTCGTTTGACCAAGTGTGACCGCCGTCGTCGCTCCAACGCAGCATGACTTGCGGATCAATGTTGGGCTGCTCCATCACTTTTGCTGAAGCAATGGTCAGTTGAGAACTTACAAACGCGGTGCCTGACAGCAGCGAGAAAGTTATGTATAGGACGCCGCCGGGCGACGTGAATGTAGTTGTTCTAGTTGTGTTAGTTGCTCCTGCAAAAGTATACACATCGCTTGCATCTGGGCTAGTGCCCACCTTAATTCTAAATCCAGACGCCCCGGCTTTGACATAGCCAAAAGTTAACGTTACTAGTTGCCCAGCACTTGATGTAAAAGGTGTGTATATGTACGCTACGCCGCCCGTACTGGAAAGGTCAATATTGTTGTTTATTACGGAAAACACCGCATTTCCGCTTCCCGTCCATCCGTCTGTGTTTACAAACGGTTTGCCGGGGTTAGAGACAAGTTCTCTTGGTGCAGGTCTACCCACAAACCCAGACTCGCAGTCCAACTGCAGCGTGTGTTGCGCCGTGCGCTTGAGGTTGTTCTGCCCCGTGGGAAGCGCACGCCATGACCGCAGCCACCGCTGCGTTTCTTCGTTGTCACTGTATATCTCAGGGTCAAACGCATAGACACGCCCGTTTTCCCAATCCCCTACCAGCACCTGGCCGGCAAAGTTTGCCTGGCAGTTGCTGCGGTGCCGCACGAACTGCACACCGTCCCAGCCGGCGCGCTCATGCCAAGCGCTGGTGGCGACGTCATAGCACCAGGTCACGTTGGCGGTCGGGAACGTCAGCATGTAGTACGAATGGCCGTCCTGCTGGTACGAGTAGCCAATCGCATCGTTCAGTACGCCGTACTGCTGAATCTGCCACTCAACGGCGTGCGTGCTGATGCGCTGGCCGTTGTAGCCGTTGTTGCGGTAGACGACGCCGTTGCCGCGCGCGTCCGCGCCCAGCCAGAACACCGAGTTGTCCAACTTGGCCACGCTGTAAGGGGCTGCGCAGCCGACCTCCATGAACGCGCCGGCAATGCGGGCAAGCGGGAAGTCGGCCAGCCCCGCGTTGTACCAGACTTCAATAGTGTTGGTGCCGAACAGCCACACCTCGCGGTGGTTGACGTTCAACGCCACTACGTTGTCGGGGTTGCCCTCGGCGCTGGCGAAGTCCAGCGGGTCAATCTGCGTGCCGTCGTTGAGCGACGTCACCCAGAACCGCTGACTGTTAGGTTCGTTGAAGACGAAGTAGCCGTCCAGATAGCCGACCGTCACCGCGCCGGGGAAGTCTGGGTCTGTGATCTGAGCAAAAACGCCTGTGCTGGCGTTGTAGATGAACGCGCTGGGGTTGCAGGCGACGAACAGTTGCGTGCCGTTATCCACCATGCTGACCGGGCCGCTGCCGTTGATCAAACCAAGTTCGGTCACGGCGAAATTGCCGTCAACGCGGTACAGCTTGCCGCCAGAAGCAACGTACAGGTAATCCCCGAAAGCCCACAGCCCTCGTACCGGGCCTTCGCCTACAGTGGCTACCAATCGCAGGCCAGCGCACCGCTGCAGAAACGCTGCCTCTTTGCCGCCTTCGGGGATGATCTCCGGAAACAGGTTCACACATCGACTATCCGCAGCATTGACGCTGCGGGCCACATAGCTGGAGCCGAGGATGGGCGTGCGCATCAGTAATTGCCACTATACACGTTGAACCGCTGGCGAGTAGCCACCAGTGAGTACGGCAGGCTCATGATGTCGTCAGGGTTGTTGATGCGCTTCAGGTTGCGCTTGGACGTCATGGCGATGCGCTGCACTTGCGGGCTGGGCTCGACACCAAACTCAGGCGCGATCTCCATCGCCAAGTTGTAAACGAACGCCCGCAGATAGCCTGGCGGAAACGACAGCACCGTAGACAGCGTGGCCGGCTGCGTCAACTCCTCAACCGAGATGAAATGCCACTCCAGCAGCCGCGTGGGCACCGGGTAGATGTACATCTCAATGTTGGGGTAGGTCATGTTGACCCACAGCACCTGCGGGTACGTTGACGTAACCGTCTTGACCGCAATCCCGTTGTATTGCTGCTGGTTGATGATCTTGATGCCGAAGCTGACGTTCGTGCTGGGGTCGCGGAAGTACGTCGCGTCGTCCAGCAGAATGGGCCTGTTGCCCACAAAGTCGCCCGTAGGCCCCAGCGTGCGGCTGATCGTGCTGGTGGGCCAACTGAAGACTTGATCCTGCGTAGAGAACACCGACAACCGTTCGGTGTTCCACGATTCGATCATCTGGTTCAGCGCCGTCAGCGAATCCTGCATGACGGCGGCAGAAGACGTTTCACCCTCTGCCAAAACGCCCAGCAGACGCAGGGCGCGGTTGATCTGGTCACCCGCGGTGGTGGACATGCTCGGGCTCCTTGCGACGGCGGCGGCCCAGCGTGTTCACGGGCGGCGCGGTGTCGGGTTCATCCTCGGTGCCGGGAGTATACCGCTCCCATCCGCTACGCTCATCGTAAGCCGCTTCCATTTCCAGCGTGGCGATCTTGTCGCCATGAATGGGGTGACGCAGATAGATGTTGGGCATAGAGAAGACGGGGGCCGAAGCCCCCGTTTTGCTTACGAAGCCATCACAACCCAGTCGGTGCCATCGCACACCAACATGGCCCAAGCACCTGCGGTGCCGGCGAGGATTGCCGTACCGGCGGTATTGGAGTTGATCGGCTTGACGTTGGACGACGCAGACACGACGGTCTGGGCGGCAATCGTCTTGATCCACACCACGCGGCCAGTGTTGGCCGAAGCAGTGGGAAACGTGACGGTGATGCTGCCCGCGCCGTTGCAGACGACGAAGTTTTCCGTGTCAGCCAGAGAGAACGAAGCCGTCTTGGTGACGGGCGCGTTCAAGTCCAGTTGCGTGCCGTTCAGAGCGCCCGTGACCGCGACCGAAGCGCCAGTGATGGCGCCCGTGACGGTCACGCTCTCGAACAGCGGGTCGGCGTAGGCAACGCCGATTGCTTTGGTATCAGGCATGATGCTTCCTTATCAAGCCACGCGGTACAGCGTCCAGGCACCCGCGGCGCTCTTGCGAGCAACCATGCTTGCGCCGGTCGTGACGGGGATCGTCATGGTCAGCGAACCCGAGACAGTCCAGCCGGTGCCCGCGGCGATGATCGCGGTAGCGGAAGACGTGCCGAGGTTGACCACACGGAAGGTGAACGTGGTGCCAATTCGGTCAGAATTGATCAGCACGTTTTCCAGATCCGCGACCGTGGGCAACGTGTAGGTCTGGGCCGCGGCGGTGACACCGCTGTTGGCCAGGATCAGACCGTTCAGCACTTGCGCGGGGGTCAGGGTTGCAGTAGCGGTAACCGCCACCGGGTCTGCGGTCAGGTCAATGAACGGGTCGTTGACGTTGCCGTCGCCAAGCTGGTAGCCACCAGCGCCATTAGGGAGAGCCATGATGAGTTCCTTTCAAATGAAGTTCAGAACGGGGGCCTTAGCCCCCGTTTCGGTTTAGCCCCAGAGACGGCAAGCCATCTGCGGGCGGATCACGCCGTAGCCGTACAGCACGTCGATCCGGCAGGGCATCCGGTCGTTGTTGATGTCGTACTGACGCACGACACGCAGGCTGATGCCGTTGTGGTTGGCACGGCTGGCCATGTCCACGCCTTGCGGCAGGAGCAGGTCGGCGGTGGCAAACGTGATGGCGTCCTTGTGGTAGACCAGGTTCTGCGGGTACTGCGTGGACGCAGCGCCGATGAACGTGACCGTTTGGCTGTTGGCCGGCAGAGAGCTGACGGTGGCCAGCGCGTGGCTGGCCGAGTACATCGGAGCAACCGTGACCGTTGCCGCGCCGCCCGATGCAGTCACGCTTGCGAGCGCAACAAACTGGAACAGCGAGCCAGTGGACTCACGGGTCTGCGGGTTCACCGCAAAGCAGCCCGCCACGGTGAACACGTCGCCAGCAAGAACGGTGTTGGTGCCGCCCAAGCCGGTCAACGAGATCGAAGTCGCGCCTTCGGTCGTCACTGCTGCCGCCGTCGTGCCGTTGGTACGCGAGCCAGTCGTGAACTGCTTGATGGACTGGCTCATGTTGACTTCTTCGAAGCCCAGCACGCCAGTGCCCATCATGCCGTTCTTGAACTGTTTGCTGATGGTGTCGGTGGGGTTGAACAAACCCTTCATGCCTTCCACCAGACCAGCGTTCGCAGCGGGGTTGACCGTTGCGTACCGCGGCGACATCACAGCGGCGTTCTCGTTCAGCTTCTGCTGGGCCTGCAGCAGAACCAGCGAGGTGGCCGGCGTGGTGCCGGGCGTGCCGACAGAGTTGCCGATCTTGTTGAACGCGTTGGCCACGTCAGCGTCGATGCTGGCGGCAAGTTGGCTGATACGAGGCTTCAGCACACGATCCGCGAAATCGTCCAACTGCATCGTCAATTCGGCGGACGTGAAGTTCACGCCGATGTGCTTCTGCGAAGAGACGGTCAGGGTCGTGAACTGCTCGTTGTCGTCCTGCACTTGCAGGGCGGCGCCGTCAGTCACCAAAGCGCGGTCCGGCAGGCGGATGCGCAGCGTGGAGCCGATCTTGGCTCCTTCGACAGCGAAGCTGTCGTCGTACTGGCGATTCACGTTGCGCGTGAGCACCAAGTTGTTTTCCAGAATCTCCAGGGCTTTCCTGGTGATCATGTCAATGGTCAGAATGCTATTGGCCACAGCGGGCTCCTTTCAGATTTAGCGATTTGCCTGAGCCTGCATCTTTCGCATCTGTCTTGCTCGTTCGGCTTCAATCCACTCCGACGTACTCATGTTCTTGATGGAACGCGGGTCAGTCGTGTCATACGACGGGTTGTTGCCGCTGCGTGCGGTGACGGGTGTGATCGGTGCTGGTGCAGACGTTGAACGTTTGACGGGCGGGTTGTCGGCCAGTTTGGCTTCGATCTTCCCAATTTCCTTGGCTTGCAGGATGGGCGGTAAGCGAGCGATACGTTCCGTTTCCTTGACGTTGGTGCCGAGGTAGTACGCTACGTCGGGGCCAACGTCAGATGCGCGGATGGTGTCAGCCATGACAGCCGTGATGGGCAGCTTGGGGTTGTAGGCGACTTGTTCAAAGTCGTCGTACTTTTCCCTGGCTTGCTCCTCGCGGTCGTGATAAGCCTCCAGCAGTTCGGCTTGCTGCTTCTGCGCCTCCCGTTGTGCCAGTCGCTGCTCGACCTTCTGATCGGCCAACGCTTCCGCATAGGCTTCAGTCGATTCGAACTGCTCGGCAGACGGTAGTTGCTTGGGCTGCTCGGCCACGGGCGGCTGTGCCCGTTGACGCTCCCACTTACGCTGCTCTCTATCAAGCCGTTTCTTGACAATGGCGTCCAACTCCTCTTGAGTAAACGTCTTTGCCTGTTGTTCGACTTCCGGCTCAGTGCCCTGTTGTTCAACAGGACTCGCTTCCGTAACTGCCGTGGGTTCCGGTGCGGCTTGTGCGGTGTCGATCTCCGCTGCGACTTCTTGGCTCATGCGAGGGCCTTAGAAAACCTGGTCAACGG